TCAAGCTCTACTCGTACATGACGCATGATACTGCGAAGCGCGAGATCGTAGACAACATGGTTGGCAATCTGCCGGAACTTTATGATCCCGCCAACGCATACGATCGCAACAACCAGTATCCTCACGCGCTGACACCCAAGGTTCTCCCAGGCACATCGCCGAACACATTGTCTCCAGAGCCGAGCATTCGGTCTCGTCAGCTGGTGATCCCTCTTCATTTCTGGTTTTGCGAGAACCCTGGCATGGCGTTGCCGTTGGTCTCTCTCCAGAATTCTGAGGTCTTTATTAACGTGACAATGAGGGCACTCACAGATCTGTATACCGTAGTTGATGTGGAGCCTACATCGTTGACGTTTGGCAATCGCATTCGGCCGGTCAACTATCCTATGCAGTTGTTCTTGTCGCCTCCTCTGTCAACTGGTCTGCCGAGCAACACCACGCTCACGACATGGTTTCCTGATCCGTTTGTGGAGGGTAACTTCGTGTATCTGACGGAGATGGAGATGAACCAGTTGGCCAAGGCAGATCAGACGTTCCTCGTCAAGACGGTCAAGTATGTCATGAAGGATGGTCAGTTTGGCGGCAACACGGATCTGGAGATTCCCATGTTCAACCTGGTGACACGCATTGTGTTTCTGACCCAACGCAGTGATCAAATTCTGCTGAACAAGTGGGATAACTATACCAACTGGGCCAATCCCAAGCGCGCACCCTGGTCGGCCATTAACTCCGACGTGGATACATCGCTCTTTAGTTCGGGGCAGCAGCAGGTATCGTCCGCATATCCTCGTGATTCGGTGATTGATGGTGTCATTCTCTTTGACGGAAAGGAGCGCATCCAGACGAAGCCTCTGCCCTTTTTCTCGCTCCAGCAGATGTATCGTCATCTCACAGGAATCACACCTGAACTACCCGGTGTGTACATGTACTCCTTTGCGCTGGACCACAACAACTACCAGCCGTCTGGAGCGGTCAACGGAAGCATGTTTAACAAGATCATTCTTCGGCTAACGCTTCTACAGCCGCTTCCACAGTCTGTTCTACATGGTGGCGGCACAACCTCTACAATGGTTTGTGTTCTGACTTCTTCGCTCTACAGTCTCCGCCCAGTCATAATCCCGGCTGCGAACGTAAATCTGACAGACCCCAAAACGGGCAAGAAGCTGTATCCCCCAGGAACCATCACAACCGTTGTACAGACGAACGACAATGTGATCTTTACGTTCACCTACAATGTGGGTGTCTATGTGGAGTCCATTAACTTCCTCCGCATCGTATCGGGCCTTGGCAATCTTGTATTCGCATCATAACAATGGTCCAGATTGTCTCCGCATATTTTGGAGACGAAAAGAGCTTCCGCAACATCACTCAATCGCTGATTAGTAAGATATCGGGTGGCGCCCTAGATGTGATCGCAGATGAGAAACTGCTGCCCGTCTTTGAGGCCGCGCCAAAGACCGATCTCTCCGTGACAGATCAGCGCAACATTCGGAATGAATCCGTCAAGGCCTGTGGCGGGGAAGCAGATCAGAAGTGTATTGAGGCCACCAAGCTCCAACTCCAGCAGGATACGCTCAAAGAGAAGGAGCTTCAGGAGGTGACGAAAAACGTTATCAAGGGTCGCCGACTCACAGTCAACATTCTTGAGAATGGAAAAGTGAGGAAGCTCGTAGCACCCGATGGACAGAAGCTCCAGCTCAAAGATGTGGAAGGTGGAGTCACTCCCGACAATAAGCTCGAGCTGCCCCCGGTGGATCTCATATACAAGCGCGCCTGGGAAATCGCTGCTGTCATTTTTGCGGCATTCCTCTATGTGTTTAGTATCGCAGCTGTCTATGCGATCTTTATGCGCCAGTATGAGATCACCGGAAAGGCATCCTTCCAACCGATGGCGTACGGTTTGACTGTCGTATCAATCGCGGTCCCATATTCTGGATTTTTCATCATTCTCGTCTATTTCGGCTTCAAGGCCTTTGTCGCAGAATATGTGGCACAGTGATAATGATTGAACTTCATTGGTTAGCCGCTGGACTCATGTTCGGGCTCTTGGCATCTACTGTATCGATCCCTCCGACGCGCAAACAAGCCAAAATCCCCCAGCCGAACGACTCTAGCGTCTACCACACCGACACGGGGTGTGTGCGATTCACGTCGGTAGAGGTTCCGTGTGTCCAAGACGCATCGTCGCTCAACCTACTCGCAAGTCTCAGTAAGAAGTAATGGTCAGACTTCTGGAAGCGATAAAAAACGGTGCGCCCTTTTTCTCGTTCATCATCGGCTTGGGTATCGCCGTGATCTTGTTTCACCGCAACTATTCCACGGTTCGCACGCTGGGCATGCCGCTCAAGGATACGATGGACAAGATCGTCAAGGTAGATGGAAAATGTTATCGGTATCGCGTGGAGGACGCAAATTGCGAAAACGTGTCTAATGAATAAACAATGGACGATTCAACACCGCTAGATGCTTTGCTGCCTAGCCCCCAGGGCCCTCAGTCGGCTCCCCCGATGATGCCGCTGCCCAGTGGGTCCAACAGCCACCACGGCGGAATGGCGCCCTCCTTCAAGCCCAGTCTGCCTGCGATGCGATGGATGGTGTCGTCGCTGTCCATGTATATCGCCTTCTTCTTGGCCGCCGTGATTATCTCACTCTCCCCAGCTCGTAATCTCCTCCTTCAATACGTGCCCAACGCCTACACCGGCTCCGGTGTTGTCAGCTGGACTGGCGCTGGCGTTCTCGGCGGCGCTGCCGTTGTTATTGCGCATCTTCTCAATGGCTTCCTTGCTAGCTTTCTTGGTTAGTTCCTCCTGAAACCAATATGTCAACTGTCTCACTCGTTCAGCCTGTGTCTCCTTATTCGGGTGTGGTCGCTTGTGCACCTCCACTAAGCATCTCTGGTAGTATGATTCCATACTAAAACGTAATCTATTTCAGAATAGTATACGTTTTAATAGAATGTCGTTTATCACGCGTCTGCTTCAACCAGACTATATGAAGCAACCACCGGCGTACTTTCATCCTCGTATTCTAGTGGGCCCAGGCGCGATGCTCACAGTAGCCTTTGCGAAACGATACGGGATCACACACGTCATCAACTGTGCGATGGATGACGACTCGCCTGTCTGGTGGAGACAATACGTTCCGCATCTATATGTCGTGTTGGAGGCACTTGATAGCCGAACTGGTGTGAACATTCTTGATTGGTATCCCAAGTTTGAGGAGGCTATGCAGAGATTCCTTCGTGAAGGCGATGGCGTTGTGTATGTTCACTGTCAGGCTGGTATGAATCGGTCGGCGTCCCTTGCGTTGGCATACGCATGCGCACACTTTCACATGGACTTTGATGCTTTGGTGGTCGCGACCAAACGTCAGAGACCTTGTATTCTTCAAAATACAGTCTTCATGGACCAGGTGAAGGAATTCATAAATGGACGTGTTCAAAGTGAGAAAATCCCGGGAGGCGAGCTCAACGCCAAACGCGACGGGGACGTTGGACTCTTTACATCAAGGTATCGTTCAGACTCTGAAGGAGTCAAAGACAATGCAGGAGACATTGAGGACCGAATGCGAGACTTTGAAGAATGAGATTGAGACTCTCCACTTGAAGAACGAGATTACGGATGTAGTCAAGGCAAATCAGCTTCAGATCCGAGTTCGTGAAATCACAGAGGAGTTGGAGCATGCGCATCCTGTCCAGGAATACTACCTCAAAAACATGGATCTATTGGATGACTATTATCGCAAGCAAGATACTTCCACAACCATGACGTCGCTTCAGCCGAAGGATGCCAATACATTTATGCGCTTTTTCAATGGTGGTGTGCCCACGGATACTGGACCGAGTCGCAAACAGATGTTTGACGAATACGTTCAGCGCATGAAGTTGTCCAATGGGCCCGAGGTTATTCAGTTGTTGACGGAGCATTGCGTCCAGTGTAATGTGGCTCGTGAGGAGATTTCGTCCGAGGGTATTCTGGTCTGCCCCAAGTGCGGGTCGGAAGAGTATTCGTTGGTTGTATCCGACTTTCCTAGTTTCCGCGATCCTCCCAAGGAGCGCAACAACTATGCGTATAAGAAGATCAATCATCTCAACGAGATCCTCAACCAGTTTCAGGCCAAGGAGAGCACCATTATTCCAGAGGATGTCATGAATGAAGTCATTCTAGAAATCCGCAAGCGTCGCATCAACAACATTGCCGATTTGTCGGAGGATGATATCCGACAGATTTTAAAGAAGCTGAACAGATCTAAGTATTATGAGCACCGGGCCCACATCCTCTCTCGACTCAATGGCAATCCACCTCCCACCATCACTCCTGAGATTGAGGAGAAGATTCGGGCTATGTTTCAGGACATTCAGGCGCCTTTTC